ACATTGTGTTTATCGAATATTTCCATCATTCGTAAATTACTTTTTAATGTTTCATTTAATAGTTCGTATTCTTCATTCACCAGTCTCTCCTTCCTGTTGTTCGTTTAATCCATATAAAGTTATTAATATAGCGTCTGAATTATAAAGAGTAACTCTTTTATCTGTATATCGTGATGCTATTTCTTTTAATACTCGTTTACGTTCTTGTTTATCTTTAGGTAATTCTATATTAAGTTTAGTTTTCCAGTATTTTTGCCATTTTTGTGGTGATACGAGTGTAGTGCTTACTTTATATGCTGCTAATATTCCTTGCCATTGTCCAAAGTTCTGTCCAAACTTAAATAGAGATGATCTTCCATCGTGAGGCATTGCGTGTACTTGTTCTAAATACGCTTTAGCTCTCATATTTTTATCGACATACTCAGAGTTTTTAGATGATCTGATTATATCTGCCATTCCTTCTATTGTTTTTGGACATTTTATTATGGTGTTGAGGCCACCATTCCAGATGGCCACTCCACCACTTTTCCCCGGGTCTATTCCTATTATAGTCATTATATATCCGCCTCAGCCATATCAGAGTTCATATAGAATTTGCATTTATTACCATTAAACCCTATTAAGTGAGTACCTATCTTTCCGTATCTGCTTTTCGCTACTATTATTTCACTCTTATATTGGGAATATCTTTCACTGTCAAAGTTATAACCATAGAATACAAACATTGCTGATTCAGCTGTCTGTTCTATAACACCTGACTCTGCGTAATCACTCATTCTTGGTCTTGGGTCTATTCTTCTTTCTATTTCCCTGTTTAATTGTGAAACCAGTATAGCACTACAGTCTTCTTGTTTACATATCCATTTATATTCTTGCATTATCTTTTCAATTTCAAATCTCCTGCCTTCTTTAACTCCATTTACATCTATTAACTGTATGTAATCATCTATTACTATATCCGGTTTATATCTAGCTATTTCTCTTAAACATTCAGATAGTGACCTAACATTATCATACATCATAAAGTTTTCATAGTCGTTCTTTATTTTGTCTGATACTGATTCAAACTCTTTTTGACTGTTTTCAGATAAATCATTACGTCTTATGTTGATATACTCAAGACTATTGCTTTCCATTACTGCCATTTTCTTTAACATTTCTGTGTTACTCATCTCTCTGTTGAATAACATTACTCTATAGCCTTGATTAACAAGTCCTTTTACCATGTTAATAACTAATGTTGTCTTGCCATGTCCGGGCCTGCCGCCTACTACTGTTATCTCTTTACGAGTCATTCCACCTGCAAACATATCAAGATGAGCTAGATTAAATGGTATCAGATTTGAATCTTCTTTTACAACAGCTTTCATTTCTTCTACTAAATCATCTATATCTTTTATTTTTGATGGTTGTATTTGTCTTAGTTCATTTACCAGTTTGCTATGTTTCTCTAATATATTTCCTACTTCTTTATAGTCTTCATAACTTGCATTAACTAACTGTTGTGCTGACTTAGCAGTTTCTCTTTGTATATATTTTTCCCATACTATTCTTGCATATTGTTCTACATTTGCAGTAGTAGGTACTGATTCTGTTAAACCAGTTATATAGTATGCCATGCTTTTTCCGTTTATGTCTTTTACTTTATCAGCTAGTGTTATAAAGTCTATCTTTATTTGGTCTTTATATAGTCCTTTTATCGCTTTCCATATTGTTTTGTTGTCATCATTATAAAATGCATTATTTTCTCTAACCCAAGCCATGCCTATTTCATGTTCTCTTGAGCCACCGATTATCATGCATCCTAATAGTGCTTTTTCAGCTTCATCGGAATGTGGAAGGGATTTTATTTCATTGTTTTCCATGCTAATCCTCCTTGAATAATTGGAATTGTGTTTTAGGTTCATAGTTCATTACTATATATTCCTTACGTTTTTTACCTCTTGCTTCTTTAGTAGCCCCGGTATACTTCATATGCAGTACTTGTATATTATAGTTACTGTACAGTTCATTCACTTCTTCTCTGTAGTCATAGCTAATCATAAACTTTCCACCATTGTCGTCTATTTTATCAACATATTCCTTGAGTCTTATATGGTCGTTGCTCGAGAAATTGTTCATATAGTAGTCACCTTTGTCTGTTGCTATGAAATAAGGGGGGTCTAGGTACCAAAAATCGTCTTCTCGTGGTACATACTTATCTATTAGTTCACCGAAATCTAAGTTCTCTATTGTTGCTCCTGCTATACGCTTTCTTGAATATTCTAACTCATCTTTCCACTTTTTATTCATATCTTTTGTCATAGACAACGGAGTGTGTATAAGTTTATTGAAGCTATGTCTTATACAATAGAGGTACTTAGCTGCTTGCAGGGAGTCAGGAATTTGAAACTCTTTTTTACCCTGTATTTCCTCCCTGAAATCTAAGAATAATTTCCTTGATTTGGGAAGCCAATTTAGATAATAGACCAGCATGTCTATGTCTTCAATGACAGACATATATAGATTTACTATATTATTATCTATGTCATTTACAACATTCCATTCAACCTTTGGTTTTCTAAAGAACATTGATAATCCGCCTGAGAATACTTCAATATACCTATCATGGTGGGGTATGAGAGGAACAAGAGTTTTGCTTAACTCATACTTACCACCATAATACGGTATTATTATCGGACAGTCATACCAATCAAGGCTAGGCACTTGCTGCCCATCTGCTAACTGCTGGATACAGTTGATTCTCTATGATATGAGTAGCTTCGGTCTTTCTATTCATATTATGAGACAATACATTTGTACCTACGTTTAACAAATCCCAGTATGTCTTGGGTTTGTCAGCTATTAACCTGCCTGTGATAGTATCATTAGCTTGTATAGGGAACATCTTGATGAAATTCACTATATCTTTCTCTCTAATGTCAGTATTAAACAGAATTTGAAAATCTTCTTTGAAGATCATCTTTGTCTTTTCCATAGTGTCATATATAACAGACTCTAGATCATCTAGAGATATATTATATACACTATGTCTGTTTTTATATTTACCAATAACTACACCTATTACTAAGCCGTTACTGCATACTATCCTAAAAGCTCCAGACATTATATTTACGCCAACAGTCCCGTTATAACTGTTGTCGAATATAATTTGTGGCTCAATGTTTTCATTTTTACCAAGACTTACTTTGTGGTCAGGGAAACTCCACTTAACACGAGTTCTTGCTCCATTGTTAAATGTTAAAGCTTCCTTTAAAACACCTTTGTTCTTCTTGATAATAGGATCAGCGAATTTCATAACTCTTTTATTTTCAACAAGTTGGTACTCATCTGTCATACAGCTGAGAACTTCTCCGGTGTCTTCTCTAACTATAAATTTATGTCCAGTGTCTTTGTTAAGAATATTTCCATTTTCTCTATCTGCCCATATGGCTGGTACTTCTTTTACTGGGAACATTATTGATTGTAAATCACTCATTTGTATCTCCTTTTTCGTGATTAATTACGGGAGGCGCAATACCTAACATGCGCCTTTCATTTTCTTTTACTGTTTCACTATTTTGTTGTTTGTTTTGTATTATTGTTCTTAAATAAGAAAATCCTTTTCCTTTATAGTAGTGTCTACCTTGATAGTAGGCATCAATTGATCTAACGATGACTTCGTCATCTATATCTTTGATACCATAAAGAAACTGGAAATATTTTATTCTTGTCTCTGATGGAACATTCTTATTTATTTTACCTGCTATTTTATTCAGCAACTTTCTTGTAGCCGGTGACCTATCTCTCAATAAGTCACCGATCTTTTTAGAATAGTTAGCATTTACATCAGCAGTGTAACCACAAGCAGGACACTTGTTCATAAGTGTTCATCTCTTATTCCAACTGATGCTCTGCTTATTTTATTTGTAGCATCTTTTATCATGTCTGTTTGTATCTCGTTTAACTTTTTATAAGCAGGTTCTTCTTTCTTTTCTTTAATTGTGTTATAAGCATCCATAAAACCGTCAGCTACTTCTTCGACTGTAGTATCAGCCATATTAGCTATAGGTGTTTGGTTTAACTCATCAATTAAAGCATCCCTGTCTCCTTTTGAGCATAAATATGCTATGTGTGACATTTTCCCCATTGTATCTCTCCTTTTTAATATGTTGATATCCATCCTTTTTCTCCTTTACAAGATGGACATATTTTTTTTGGTTTACCATAAGTGACAAAATCTTTATAATAAAGTATCTCTTTAGGACTTCCCTTTTTTCTATTGTTTCTTACAGTTTGTATTTCCCAACAATCTCTACATTCGCTACAATATGAAACTACTGAATCTGCTTTTCTAGCATCAAATGATTTTCTATCAGCAGTTTTTTTTTTCATTCTTCTTCCATTGATTTATCATATGCTACTACTTGAGCATTTGTATCGTGCCATCTATTTTCACTGCTGTCATTCCATTCATTTGCAATTTCTTTATTGACATCGGATATATAGACTTTATTACTATCATTTTCATCACCTGGATCACGACAGCTTATAAAATTTTCATTGTGTTCATCAGCTGTAGTTGGTTCTCCATCAAGAGCAGCTCTGGCTACACCTCTTAGATAAACAGCATTTGCTTGATCTCCACATGATGATATTTCACTTAATGCATGAAAGTACCTATCCATCCTGTCAGACAACCATCTAACATGACTGTCTATTTGTTCTAATTTATCCTGTATTTGTTCTTTCATTTTGTTTTCCTTTACTTTTTAAGATTTTTTAACTAATTACTAAACTAATTAAACTAATTTGACTTCTGTGCCTGAAGACCACCTATGTTTGCCAAGATAGTAGCTTTTATTTTCACAAATAATATGGCCTACTGATGTTACAAGAACATTCGCAGATACATCATTTACAGACAACAAGACAGCCCTTGTGCCAGACTGCGTTTCAACTAACTCACCAATTCTAATATCTTTTAAATATTTATAACCGGGAGATGGTTTCCATTTAGGCTTATTTTTAACTGCAGTTTTTGCAAGGTTTCTGGCTTGAGCTAACTTCTTTTTTAGAATGTTGTTTCTTTTCAAGTTGTTTTTCTCCATGTATAATGTCTTCTTTTATTCTAACGAAATCTTTTCTTAATTTCTTAAACATACTTGCATCATGAGGTCTTCTAAACTCTTCAGATGATTTTTCCATCCATACAAGAGCTATTATAGTCCATTCCATTTCTGATTTAGTTAATTTTATTGTTGCTGTTGATTCTTTCATTTTATACTCGTAAAGAGATTATACGGCTGCAATGCCCATATGTACTCATTTCTGCCATATATTCCTTTTCTTTTTTCTTGAGTCTTAAATAAAATATTACTTTCAGTTAGATTTGTTATGCTTCTCCTTACTGATGTTAGTAAAATTTTGTTATCTCGTCTTGACATGTATGTCCAAACTTCAGAAGGGGTTGCTTTGCTATACTCTTCAAAGTATTTCATTATTATTTCATCTTGTGACTCAGCTTTTTTCCAATTGGCTTTAAGCTGCTCACCTTTTTCTCTGGTGGTATTATAGTAAGACATAAATCTCTCCTTTATTTTAATATATTGAGGGCGGCAATTCCCGAGATACAAGGGAGAGATGAGGGGAAGGGGGATTAAAAAAAGCCTCGCCGCCCTCATCTCAATTTACATTCATTCTATAATTAGATCAAACGTATTCCTCATATAGATACCTATTTAGAAAGGTACATCGTCTTCGATCTCATCCATGCTCAGTTGTTGGCCATCTGCCCATGTAACAACACTATTTACCTTGAAGGTAGACCTTTTCTCTTGTTGATCATAAGGTAAGTGCTTTGTTTCAGTTGTAACAAACTCATGCTTCTTTATGGTAATCCGCACTGGTTTGCCAACAACATCTTCTTCTTCAATAAGAACAAGTTGCTTAACCTTTTTACCTTCAACTGTATTTTCTTCACAATTTATATTTAAATTATCAAGAAGTTCAAAGTATCTACGGTTCTTGCTACTTGAGCTGGTGTCGGTGAATATGAAGAATCCATTATCATAGAATGTTTTATCTTTCAGATGATTACAGCTTGTTACTTGCTGTTCACCATCTCCATTCTTTAATGGTATCCTCTGACCAGATTGATCTTTTAGATATTCATAACCATCCATTTCCCATAAGAGTTGAGTCATTTCATCAACTTCTCTAGCTACTTTGTAAGTCATGTTAACAACAATCGCTTCCCCTGCTCTTGTATTAACTTCTTTTGTTGATAAAGAAGCTATATGAGCTGGATAAGTCCCTTCTTCAACGGGTGCCCATCTAGAACCAGGATCGAATGTTGCATCAAGTGTTTTTGGCATTATGTTTCCTTATTTTTTATTGTTAGTTGATTTCATTGTAGTGGTGTATTTAACAAGCAACTTTTCATAATCAGCTAAGAACTGTTCCATCTTCTTACTTGGAGTTGTTCCTTTGCCACCCCTCATATAAAGGCGAGGTTGTACGAGCTTATTGTCAGCAGTCTTAATAAATCTTTTTACAGATTGTTTCTTGCTAACAGCTCCTGTTTTTTCCATTTCAGCTATTGCTTTATCAGACAGAACACCTGCATCCTTTAATTGTTGTACGTTATCTGATTTTATTTTTCCCATTACTTTCTCCTATGTGTTATTGTGAATGTATGAAATGATGGATTGACTGTTAAATCCTCTTGATCTTCAGTCTTAAATACCATCATTGGTTTTCCATTTAGCAGTTTAGTACCTTTATATACTACACTTCTAAATTCTTTTGCGTCATTAGTACCTATTGTATAGGTTTCTCCTTCTTTCAGAAGTCCATCGTCATATGATACTGATGTTTTAATCATTGTCTGCCTCTCTTTCAAGTTTAGCTAATGATGCGTTGTAATTAGCTGTGTTAATACTTTGATCTTTAATTAAATCATGTATCTTTGATAGTTTATCTTCGCTTATTTCCCCGGCAAGAATAAGTATTTCATTCTTTTGGTCATCAGATAATTCTATGTCATCAACTTGATTACGATATACATCATCTGCTATATTGAGATAGAAATTGAAAGCCTTTTTAATACAATCTGTATTAGACGCTTTAATATCGTTTCCTATATCAACAAATTCATTAGTTCCACGTTTCTTCTGTATCCTGTGAGCAGCTACCATATCACCTGTTCTCCATATTCCTTCATCATACCATTTTAATCTACCATGTACAACATAAGCTTCACTACCTAAGTTTTCAGTTTTTTCTATTGTCCATGACCAACCGGGATATTCCTTATCAGCAATTTCTCTCATATAAGAGAACTCTACATAGTCCATACCCATTTTCTTCTTTATAAATGGATTTGGTGTGGACATGTCTGATACTTTTTTGTGTTTATTGGTTATTGCTCCTCTAATTTGATCTGTAGCTTTTAGCATGTCTGCATCCACTACAATCATATCTTGATTATTTGACATTATCTCTCCTTATTTAATTTTGTTTTTATTACATCTATGGTTGCTAATACTGCTAGTATTAACCCTAATATCATCATTGCATCTATTAATAAATACATTAATGGCAATAATATGTTTGTTGCTAACCATTCCCCCATGATTATCTCCTTTTCTTATTAGCTATTTGACTCGGGCAAATTTTATTATAAGAACAGTAACTACATTCCCAGTCAGAAAACGGAACTCCTTCTGTCATTTCCGGCACTAGTTCTTCTTCAAAATAATTTTCGCCAACATCTTTTAGCCATGTATTTAAATCTATCCAATATTCAAGAGCTTTATCTATCCAAGGGTTCATTACAAGCCTTTCTCTCATCATACTTGTATTTTTGTTGTAGAATACTAAATACATTGCTAAGTAATCTGGATCAAACCTATCTTTGACTCCTAGTGCATATGTGCCTAACTGTAGCTTATAATTATTAGCAGAATTTATATTTCTATTCTCCTTTCTACCAAACATGGTAGACCACTTATAAGCTGCTGCTGTTTTTAAATCATATAAATTGAAAGTGCTTTTACCTTCTCTGTTAGTTTTGAACTCACCATAATCAAATGTACCTGTGACATTCAATTCAGGTATTTTTATCTTTTCTTCAATATATATTTCTTTTTTAGGGTTATCATCTTGGTATTTAACTATAGCTTTTTCTACATCACTGTGTACTATAGTACCTAACCTTAAAACTTTAAGTGACTTATTATCTAAGTCATCCTGCGGGAACTCGAAATAAGAATACAATTGCTTTCTATAACAACTGCCAGCACCTGACGCATGGAATACTCTTTTGTCGCGCTCATGATTCTTATTTATTTCATCGAGATAGTCACAATAGATTTGTTCTATGTTCATTTATCTCTCCTTTGTATCGTTTAAATTTAGTAATAATTGAGGTTACGATCAACACTTAAATATGGGGGCAAGGCTGTATTAACCTAGCCGGTTGTCAGACCAAAGTAACCTCTGTTCTTTCTAAATACATTTTTGCCCCCAATCATAGGCTATGGATAGTTACAACGATACGTCATGCGCATCATGCACGTGCCACCATAGCCTAAATTTAACAAATTTCGAAACCACCACTCTTTTCACAGAAATGTGCGAAATTTCTTACATTATTTACATTAAATGGGTAATCTGCAATCCATGGTTTGACTTCTCCTGCTCCACCACATCCATTACATTTACCTTGTACATGCTCATCATTTCTTAAACCAGTACCTTTACAAAGATCGCATTCTTCCATTTTTAGGTCATCTAGTGACTCGTTTCTTTCTAACTCATATTCTTTAGTATGCCCTTGTTTATCTAATTTCCTTAATCTAGCTGCTATCTTCTTTGCTTTTGTTTTACTTATTCTATGACCACTGTTCATACAACCTTCATCTATATCTTCATCAGTTAATATGTCATTGCACATAAAAGAAACATAATTCCATAATGGTCTCCACCACCATACATTATTTCTAAAATATGCTCCGGGAGTGTTCTCTTGCCAGGCAAAATATGCTTTAGCTTGTTCTTCATCATAGTTATTTTGACTCCAGTTCGGTTGATCTGGAACCACATCTGTTTCAGGCTTTAAGCCATATACATCAAATCCCATTGTTTACTCTCCTTGTGTATTGTTCTATTCTTTTAGGTGTTACTTTTTCATGGTTGCATTTACCACAACACTTACCTTTCTTCTTTATAGGCCATGGATTATGCCCACCAGCCCATCCACCGGGATCAGGTGTTATCTTATTTTTACATATAACACATACCATTTTTTGATTCCTTTCTGTTATACTTATTATTTAAAGACACTACAGCTTTAAAGAACATAGACACAGCTGACTTATTCTTCCTTCCGCAATCACAAGAATATATTTGTTTATTCCTATTTTCAAATCTTGTAATTATTTCTTGAGCTTTTGAAAGAAGATTGCGTGTTTCGGTTCGTTGCTTTTCTAGATTCTTATACGCTGCTTCAAGTAATTCAAACTGCTCTACAGATTTTTTATAATCTTTTACAGCTTTTTCATACATATAACCAGCGACAAAAATATCATATCTCTTTTTAGGTTCTTGTTTAAGCGCCAACTTAAGTTTCATAATTATCTCTCCTCTAATATGTATGATATCATATCTGTTATCTCAGATATTATTTTATTTACTTTATTTTCGATTCTGTTTAGTCTAAAGACTATACTTACAAAGAAACACAGCATGAATAATACATATGCTTCCCATGCTAACATGAATGGAGCTGTACTCTCCATCATAGATTCCCAATAGTGTTTAAACATTCTTTGTCTCCAGTATATCTGTTATTTTGTCATATGTTTCTTTACCAGATGATGATAGTCTGTAATAATCCCATCCTAACATTTTTACTAATTTAATAAGTTTAACCTTATCATTTTTTATCTGCTTTACTCCAGACGGATTAGCCATAGAATATGGAGGTCCATAGTCAACTGTCTTAGATATGAATGGGCCATTTTCATCAACATCAACATCATATCCAGGACCAAATTCATCTTCATGATTTAAACATTCATCGCACATACGTTCATCTGTGTCGCCTGTTTGCTCTGTATATTCATCTCCGCATCCACAACATGTCCATTTTATCCAACTCATTTTACTCCTCCTCTTTTATTAACATATCATTCCACTTTTTTAATCTTTGTGTTTTATTATACATTAACATAATAAATGTACTATCATCTTCCAATTTTCCAATTCTTTCATCTGGTTCAAACTCATCTTCTGTTAAATTCATATCTTCACACCATTGTGAAAATGACTCTCCCGCTACATATTCAGCAGATTCATTAAATTTTTTCATTGAATATTTTTCAATAGCCTCAAACATTTTTTCTAACTCATTCGGTATGAACTGATTAATTATAGCATTCATTATTCTTCCTCCTCAATAGGCTCAAGCCATGTTCCAGTCATTAAAAACTCTCTATCCTTACTTGATAAATAAGGGAAACAGTTTTGTATTAATTCACCTTGATGATATTTAAATAAATCTGGTGCTTTAACCACAACTTCATGGTTTTCACCACTATCTAACCATTCACCTTTAATTAGGTAATTATGATTAGGTGATCTATCTAAATTAATTTTAGTGAACTCACAATTATTAAATGCATATGTCATTTTTTATTCCTTTCGCAATAGAAGGGAGCCATACCAAACCATAGTTACTAACTCCCTTCACTGCTTTATTGATTAGTCTTTGAGAAACCTTACTTTGTCTCTAGAATTGTAATTATATACATATTCAAGAGCTTCTAAATAAGTATGTCTGTCAGGAGACCGTTTGATGTAGCTAGATAGATACTCTACCTTTGCCATCATCCTTTTGTGGCTGTACTCTTCATTAGTAAACATTATCCAAAATGCCTCTAAGAACCTTGCGTGTTTATTGAATTTAATATACGCACCTAGTTCATGTACTGCATCAGCATATTTGTTTGCAGTTTCCCAGTTAGTAGTGACTTTCATCTCACCATTCTTTAAAGCTGTACTTGCCCAGCTTCCACGGTCACCGCATAATACTGTCATAGCTACTGATGGAGGAAATCCATTTCTGATCATATAGCCACTAAATGCTTTATACTCAGAATATCCTCTTTGTGAGTAGTGATGAAGGTAATCTGTTATCTTCCAAGAGTTCTGCATACTAGCAGCTCTAGGAATATCATCCAGGGTTACATCATCATTGATAATATAATATATTTTCTTACCCTCAGCTTTTAAAGTTTCAAACCTATGTTGTCCATCAACAATTGGAAACTTTTTACCATCAGTTTTATACCATCTTTTACCCTTTTCTTTACTATTAACTATTATCATGTAGGCAGAGGCAAGGTTCTTACGTTTAACTTCTTCCCGCATCCTACTTACTTTTTTCCAATCAACTGGCCTATTTGATTCAATAAGCTGAAATTGATTGTAGTTTGTGGTTTCATACACTCTCATGTTATTTCCCCTTTTTTTGGTTTGCAAATATATCCTTAAGAAATTCCGATATTACTACAGCAAATGCTGAATACAATATCACTATCATAATTATTCCTAAAACTTCTATTACTGTTACTGGCACTTGTTACTCCTTTACAATTGCACTGGCAATGTTGCTTTGTATTTAACTTTCTGTCCATCTCTCCATATCCAACCACGCTTTCGTGATTTAGATATTTGCCGAGGAGTACATCCCATGTCATTAGACAGCTCTTTATTTGTTTTATTGATTCGTTTTTTCTTCATTTTATCTCCTTTTAAAGTAAATCATAGTACGCTATGTAGGATTTAAACTGAGTAGTTTGCAACTCTTACCGCTACAAGATTGAGTAGTTTTGGTTTGTGTCCTTTCGGATCACGTTTGTGCTAGCCATTCAGATTACTCTACGTTCTATGACTCAAGCTGGTGTTATCAACTCATTGCCATTCAGAACCTTGTCTAGTTACCATATGACTCAGGCTCTCAGAACTTAAGCTATTGATACTAATGAGGACTACATTCCCCTGTATCTTGCACTACCGACACACAAAGACTGTTTTTTCTTAATATGTTCAATCCGTACTGTTCAGACTTTACGTCATATATAGAGCATTAGCCCTTTTTATACATATCTGGTCCTTGAAGAACCAGTTCACAGACCTTAGATACCCGCCTTGTTGTAGATAGGTACTGTTCTAAGGATAAAGCTTCGCAAATGTATAAACCTAGCTTTGGTTCATCACAATTGCTGTACTATGATTTATTGTCAGCTTAAACTCCATTAGGAGACTTTTTACTAAGCTGAAAGTTAATGCCGGCTTTATATTCTTCATTTGTCGAAGAATGTAGTAGCCTTTCACTACAAAGTGTCTTATAGTCAGTTGATCTCGAGTCCATTAACATAAGCCAGCATAGATGCCACTCCAACCTGCTTCCAGGGAAGGTGTGTGTGTTGTTTGCGGAGCAACTTGGTAAGATTGAAGTGGCTGAATGTTATATTATTATATCGTATGAGAATATTGCTCCCTTTTCATCTTCTTCCCAACTGTCTTCTAATAGCCTAATTTCGCAATGCTTATGGATATAATCAATATCTTTCTCAGCAATAGGCTGCCAGTAGTTATATCTTAAATATCTTTGATTATTAGATATTCTAAAATGTATATGATGTTTATTGTATCCCTGCATACCCAGTAGGAGCACAATCTTATGCTCCCACGGGTACACGGCAGGGTACATCTCAGCGTAAGTCACTACCCATCTTCTGCTCATATTCTTTACGAGCCATACTCATATTAAACTCTTCCTGTGCAGTCTTCTTCACCTTTAAATACTCTCTATCCGATACAGAGCCTTTGTAAAGCACTGTGTTATCAACAGTACACTCGTCATCACCTTTTAAAGTGTCTTCATAATGTCTGTTAAAGATGTATTCAAATACTGTTTCCATTAGTTACTCCTAGTTAGGTGTTATTATGTCATTGAAATTTGGGCTGTCTTCATCATCGTCTTGATCATCATCCATTCCCATTATCTTTTCTGCTATCTTAAAAGATTCAGCTAATGAGCTTGGTGTTAACTCTAAAGCTGAAGCTATTATAGCTGAGCCAGTCGTACTGTTCTCACGAACACTATCCAGCTCTTCTTCGGAAAGTATGTCACTGTCACGTCCTTTTATTCTACCAGTTATCTTAGATAATGTTATCATCAATGTATGCACAAATGCCATTATCATGACTGTATCTGTTCTACTTAATTTAGTCATCTCTAGTTACTCCTTGTTGTTGTTATTGTTGTAAAGTTCACTAAAAAATATAAACTGAGCAACACACAATTAAGTGCGCTGCTCAGCTTAACTAGGTTAGTCCGGCAATTGCTTGGTGATATCACCTTGCAACTGATGGACAGATATCTTAGCAAGTTTACCTACACCACTATCACGCATAGCTTGCACAAACCCTGAAATATACCCTTTGGCATACAGGTTTGAGCCAGTACACGAGATGAGCTTGGTTTTACCCTTGCAAGATACTTGAAACAGATGCTCCATGTAACCTCCCGTTGTTAATCTTTCTTGATAACTTTCCAGTATTTATCTTGTCCATTAAATAAATCTTTCCATCTGGATTTATACCAAATCAACATATTTTCAGTAGCACTCAACTGTCTCTCTAATAATTTTATTTTAGCCTCTAGTAAGGCTTTTCTATTTGTTTTCAACACACACCTCCTTATTGTTATTTACATCAGACCTAACTAACAACCTTAGCATGTAGAGGGCTATTAGTCAGGTGGCAACAGTACTATTGCACTTATTAAGTTAATGAAGAAAGTGATAGGAGCTACCTACCATCATGACACTTCGAGACAATGGGTATACCTTTCCAGCACTATCTCTCGCCATAACTTTACTTTCTTCAATGCTAATAATGAGTGGCTAGTGTCTCTTTTTACTATCAACACATTTAATCCAATATGTCAGACATCGTTGGAACCTTGCACAGGACATCTAAGGCCGTCATCAACTCATAAAGTTATTGCCCAAGTTCATAGCAGACATGGTAGTATTATGACATGACAAGTATACATATTTACTATTCACCCACATCTGCTACAAACAGTATTATTTCATACCCATCCAGCTGTGTAAATGTGTAAAAAGGAAGGGCTATCACCTCCTTCCTCTACATCGGGTCTATTCGTTGACTGGACCGCCTGGTACTGTAGGGTTATCTTCCTCATTGAAGTCCCAGATATGCTTCTTAGTAGTGCCAAAGCACAGGGCATCCAGTTCTCTGAGGTTCTGGGTCAGAGCCCGGGTCAAGTCAGACTTACTGTCTATCGATACACCGAACGTACGGTTGTAGCCGCGACGCACAGGTGCATCCTTAAACTTTAACCAATGGGCCTTGAGAAGAGCATCACGCTCTCTAATGTATGATTCGTACATGTTGTACTCCTTATTAATGATAATATTTTATTATAAATGAAAAACAACTAAAATTCGTATATACGAAAACCCCCGACTAGGGGGTATATAGTGTAAAAACGTTACATATCAAAATCCTGCTATCTTTTAGGTATACAACTTGGGCAAAATCAGTTGACTTGTATATACTATATAGTATAAATTCGTAGGCGGTAGGGCGGGTTAGGTTAATATAATGTGTAAAAAAATGGCTAATCTGATTCAAGAACTAGTACCATTATCCCAGGAAGAGCAAGAGGATGCTTTGTCTAATTTGTCAAAGAAGTTACATCCTATACAGATAGATGATAAAGTATATATGATCCCAGAAGAAGTAAACGAGTTAATAGAAAATTTATCAGAGCAAATATCTAATTTAAAGAAGGATATCCCAGAGTTTGGAAGAGAGAAAAATTAAAGGGATATCTCACTATGTTTATGAAGACATAGATGAGTTTAGAGAGCATCATCCTAATATAGTAGTGAGGCCGGATTGGCGGGATTCTGATGAAGATGACTGGGTATATAGTGATGATGGTCGTATAGTACAGTTATTAAAGGTATCTAAAAAGGTATCACATCCTAATGATAGAAAGAATTATACATTTGCTAAAGGGTGGGTAAGGACTATAGTGGGAAGTTTTTTGAACCGGCCTAATATAAAGATGGATACAGATTTCAGTTCACATCCTAATAGGTACACATTCAGTAAGACTATTAAAGATGTTAGTAAGAGGGTTCGTGAGCGTAAAAAGATTACTAAAAAAGAAAGGGAGTTTGCCACTAATGTAGTAGTAGGTTTAGGGGCTGTCGAGGCATATAAAAATGCTTACAGAGAAGTTTCTGATCAAAAAGCAAGAAAAAAAGCAACTATTCTTTTAAAACAGGAGAGAGTAATGAAGGAAATAGAGAAATCTGTATTAGATGTAGCGAAAGAGATGGGGGTAGATCACGAATATGTTCTTAGTAAATTGAAGCATCTTGCGGATTATAGTGATGATGACAATATAATACTGCAGTCTACTAAAGAGTTAGGTAAGATTGTAGGAACATCAGGCAATATTATTAAGCAAAGAGAAATGGGATTACTTGGCGTATTTGAAGGGTTCTCTTCAGGGGAGCTAGAGGGAGCAGAAAGAAAAGAATTATCCGCTGCTAAAGAAGAGTAGGGGAGAAATTATTTTATGTATATAAGAGATGCGGACGGTAATGGCATAGTATGTCCTCATTGTAGAGCCATTTCATTAAGAAAAGATGGATGGCAATATTGGAAAGGAGGTAAGAAAAGACAAAGATGGTATTGTAATGCATGCGGTA